AGATTTGATGCTGCCATGGTCCAAAAAGTGCACGACCAACTAGTTGAATGGTGCGGACTCGTGAAAGCGGCTGCGCAAGCTAATGCGCCTGTAAAAACGGGGTACCTGCAGAGCCACATTTATGCTCGGTTGCTGGATTTTTGGGCGCTGGAAATAGGCTCAGAAGCCTATTATTCCTATTTTATCGAGTATTGTACCCGCTACATGCAAGCTCAACCGTTTTTGTGGCCTGCAATTCAAGAGTATCTACCGACGCTTGAGTCGGTATTAATTGCTGCAATTAATGAAGCAAAATTGGAGGCTGGGTTATGAGCTTTAGTGATATTTCAATAGCTGTCCGGGCAGAGAACAGGGCGTCGTCTGCGTTTAAATCTCTTGCATTGGACGTCGCTAACTTGGGTGCCTATTTTGGGCTGCTCTCAAATGAACAGGTGAAATTCGTCTCTGTTGCCTTTACTGCCATTCGGGTAGTTCAAAGCCTGTCTGTTGTTCTAAAAAGTGACGCTATCGTGCGCAATCTTCATGCTGCCGCATCATGGGTTGCCACAACCGCTCAAAACGCCCTAAACATCAGCTATGGAACCTTCCTTGCATTAACAGGCGTCGGTATTGCTGTTATAGTCGCAGCGGCAGCCGCAATGATTTACTTTGCAAATAGTATGAATCAGGCTACGCAGAGCGTAAACAGTTTTAATCAGACGTCGGCAAACACGCCTACGAGAGCTAGGAGCATTCAGAGAGCAGGCGAATTGGACCTTTCAGCCAGAGGGGTAGAATAAAATATGTCTGTTCCAGCTTCGCCGACCGTAACTATGGCTTTTGGTGCTGTTGCTCCCCCTCAGGGCGACATCACAACCTTAACTGTGAAGCTGGGCGGCACAAACAAAGTCAGCACCTTTACCGTCACTCTGCGAAATACAAACGGCAAATATGGTCCTGGCGGCGTCTCTTCCATCACTGTGGGTCTAGACGGCTATGTTATGATGGGCAGACCACCCTTTTGCCCTCAACTCATCACTTGCAGGGTGGAAGATGTCGATATAGAAGCTACGCCCACCGAGTCCTATGCTACTATATCGGGTCGTTGTTGGGGTGAAAAACTATTTCGCTATACAGTTACCAAAAACTATCTCAGTCAAAAAGGCGAAGCCATAGTTAAAGACATCTTGGATTATTACGCAGGTCTCAGTCATGTGCGCAATTCCTACGAGCTTGTGGCAAACACCGACACGACCTATTCAGATTTGGAATATGAAGATGCACCTGCTTGGGACATCCTCAAATACATCGCGGAAACAGCCGATAAAGCTGGCGCAATCGGTTACGATTTCAGGATTGAACCAGACGGCAAATTCGCCTTTTTCGCAAAAGGCTCACGGTACAACAACATCTTACAGATAAATCCCGCTGGGAACGAGAACGTTGACATCTCTACGAGGTACCGCAAAAATATAAGCAGAGTTAGAAACCGCATCAAGATTTACGGCTTAGCCGATAAAAGCTATCCCGCTGATAAAGTCAGTTGGACACGAAGCCTAACACCTACCGATGGCGCTTGGGCTTCTGGCATCGGAACCGTAAGCCTAGATGCTACAGGAGCACCAGACGGGGGTGCCTGCATAAAATTAACAGTCGGCTCAAACTACGCCGCCGTGATTGACTTCAACCTATCTGCGGGTCACTATGCCAACTGTAACCTCTATCCAATCCTCGACTTGCAACTAAAGCTTCAAGACGTCTTTTCTGGCACAGGCTTTATCCTCTTAATGGATAGTGGCGGGCGTTTTGCTTCAAAAACAATCTCTGTCTCTCCAGATGCAACATTCCATGTTCTTGAAACTGGCGCTGGAGATACCTATGCAAACCAATGGGAACATGTAGACGCCGGATTCGACTGGACAACCATCACAAAAATAAGAGTCTCTTTGGGCTTCCCCTCTGGCGTCGGCAGCGGCATCTTTTGGGTTCACCGTCTCTATGTCGGGGGTCGCCGTTTCGAAGGCTTCCAAGAAGACCTTGCAAGCCAAGCCGCCTACGGAGTCCGGGAATATGTTGAGACTGATGAAGAACTCTGGACAGACAACGAATGCATACTTAGGTCAAAAGCACTACTCGCCTACCTCAAAGACCCAGACCTCTTTATAACCGTCAAAAGCAGCCTCTTCGTTTACAACGATGCGCCGCCTCTCCCTGGGGACAGCGTTAAAACTTGGCTTGCAAGCGCAGGCATAGCCGATACTTGGATGCGGGTAGACACAGCCGAATATTCCATTCCAGAAAACAACACAGACAGACTCGACATGACGCTGGATCTTGAACGGGTACATCCCCAAATGGCAGACTACCTCTATGGCTTACGCACCTTCACAGTCAACGTCGAAAAGCTCTCACGTACAAAAACAGGCAAACGCGGCATCCCTGTACTCGCAGGAGGCGTTATGGGTGCTCCATCGCGGTTCACTACTAACCTAGAAATCGACAAAATATCTCCTGTGCTTAATCTCTATCATTCTGGCGCTCTCAAAGCTGCTTTTGGGCATGATGGTTCAAACGGATTCTTAACTATCTACGGGGGCGACTTGGTCCTCTATTCTGGAGGCGGCAAAATACTCCCTGACGCTGACGGCAGCCAAAACTTAGGCGACACTGCAATAGCCAGACGCTTTGGAGCTCTACACTTGAAAAATGAACTATGGGTCGCAGGCGTCCAAACAGTTGATACCACTGGCAGAGTTACGATGGCGGGGCTTCCTCGTGATGCTTCAGGTAAAATCATTGAGGCACAGGGCACAGGCTTTTATCCGATGTACGTTGACCCGAACGGGCGATATGTTCCAGCAGCCCACACCCATGAAAGCCTTGTCAGCAGTACTAGACACTTTGAAATGGACCCCGCCAACGCCGTCTTAAACTTCTACGATGGCGCAAACTTGAAAGGTGCCATAGGTCACGATACGGCAAACTTCTTTGTCGTTGCCTACAATGGCAACTTGATTTTGTACTCTGCAACTGGCTTGATTCAACCAAATACTGACGGCGGGGAAGACCTCGGTTCCTCAAGCTATGCTAAGCGCTTTGGCACTATTCACCTGAAAAACGGTATAGTTGTTGCAGGTGTTCAAACAGTCGATTCAGACGGCAGAATTACGATGTCAGCTATGCCACGGGACACCGCAGGCTTAGTTCTTGAGGCTCAAGGCACCGGCTTCTATCCAATGTACGTCAACCCCAACGGGAGGTATGCGCCTGCATCTCACAACCATGCCAACATGTACCCAGCGGGAGGCAACAACACCGGAGCATGCGGGGACACCTCAACCTATTGGCATGTCGTTGCAGGCGATAGCGTCTGGTACAATGCCCTCGGACACATGGACATTATAGATGACATAGCAGCCATCAAGAAAATAAAACGCAGTGAAAGGACCGACAAAAAAGGCGTGCCTTTGATTGACGTTAATTCTCTGCCTGAAGAAGTATGCTCAGAAGATGGAATGCTTCATGCAGGCCATGTAATGGGGTTAGCTCTCGGTGCCATAAAGCAACTGGCTATCAGAGTTGAGTCCTTAGAAAAAGAGCTAAAGTTGCGGGGTTCTCAGTCACAGATGGTTGGCACCCAGGACGTTGCAGAAGACAAAACATTGTACAAAGAAGAGTGAATATATTCTCTCAAAAATGCCAAATATCCGAACAGTTTCAATCGTAGGAAATGTGATGATTAGTCGATTTTATTAAGTAAGAAATAGATGTTAGATTTGAGGTCACAAAACGAGCGCTTTAGAAAAAATATTGGAAATGTTTCCGAATTTGAATAGTGATCAGATCAGTGCTATAACAACAACTGAGGGGCCTGTGTTAGTAGTCGCGGGCCCAGGCACAGGCAAAACCCTAACGCTTGTTCTGCGAACTATGTATATTCTTCTTGAGGGAAAAGCGCAACCAAAAGAGGTCATGGTAACCACTTTTACTGAGAAAGCTGCATTTGAGCTTCGAGATAGATTAAGTCAAGCAGCCAGGCAACTAGGCTACAAAGAGCAATTGCATGACCTTAGGGTCGGGACTATTCATAGTCTCTGTGATAAATTTATAGAAAAGTTATTGCCGTACACTCCAATAAAGAAAGGATATTCAATACTTGAGGACCTAACTCAATCTTTCTTTATTTATGAAAACTTTGACCAAATCTTTCCAAGTGCTTGTATGCTAAATGAGCGTTTCTTGGGACGATGGCAAACTAAATGGGAAACTATAAAAAATATTTGTCCTTATTTCGACAAAATAACTGAGGAACTGCTCGATCCTGAAGAAATAAAAAGATCAAATGACCCCTTCCTAACCCTTCTTAGCGATTGTTACGCTCGATATGAAGAATTATTATACCAATCGAATAAGTTGGATTTTGCTCATATTCAAAAAATATTTCATAATCTCCTTACTAACCAGATTATAGAGGACAAAATTAACAATCAAATCAAATAT